TCTCTATAGATTCTTTCAATGGCGTCTTGGTAATACCTAGCTGCCGACCCGTAACGAGCAAAGTTTTTGGGGTCCGAGTAATCTACTTGCGGAAGAACCTGTTTAGCTTTTTTTAGATAAGTTGGTATGTATGCAGAAGACTCGACTTCTTTTTCCAAGTCTTTGCTGCTTCTTTTAGCCAGTATTTGACCAAACTTTTCTTTTTTAAACAGATCTTTTAAGCTCATTTCTCTTCGACTCTAAATTTAAAAATTTCCGATTGTTCTTGATAGTCGCCATTAATGTTATATGCAAAATAAATTTTATACATGTAATCAGTGTCTAACATGCTCATATCGAGATCAAAATAATTCCCGCCGGAGTCGTAAGATAGTTTAGTTGCCATCGTGTTGCTCGCTGTGTTGTAGGGAACAACCTCAAGACCATCGACTGCTCTTACAACCTTATAATGAGCTTCTTCAATTACTTCCGTATTCGGCAGAGTTGAAGACTTTGTGTAGATATTTGGATTCCAATCTTTGTCCCTAACAAACAGCCTAAGTCTTGGCTTTTCTTTATTTGTATAAGCCGCTTTCAGGTTAGACACATTTGTTATATATTCTCTAATCGGGTAGTTACTAGATCCAGTTAATCCCGCCGGGGTTACAGTACCCGTAAAGAATTGTGTTACCTCATGATTATCCCAGGTGCCAGTAGTCCAAACATCATAAATCGTTTCCAACGCCGAGGAGCCCGTAAAAGCCAAAGATGCCGTATAGATGCCGGTATCGTGGTAGCCCCCTGTGGCATATAGCAGGCTTAGGCCCGCATTACCCCCAACACTTAATTCCAGTTTAGAGCCAGAAGGTGCAGCGTCAGTCGCCGAACCCGAATATAGGGCGACCATGATTGACCCGGTTTCTCCAACTTCAGGAATATTTTTTAACTGTCCTTTGGCGTAATTGTATAAGAATAAAGTATTAAGGTTATCCGCCGCCGTTGCTAGGGAGCTACTCAAGTAGAACGCACCCCGGTCGTCTTGGTCTGAAGCATTCCATCTCGCTTCGAGGACAGGTCTTTTAAAGAAAAAGTCGCTCGTCCTAGAAAAGAATTTCTTAGTGTAATATGAATCACTTGACCCATTTAGGTTTCTTGGGACGTTGGTACCATCACCTACCGAGTAGGCTTCTTGAGAGGAGGTGAGGTGAACACCAAACCCATAATTTAGATACGTTCCAGCTACCCACTCTTCAACAGCGGCAGTCACATCTACCTCTAGGTCTTCGTCGCCCCCCGTAAATGTCTGCGTATACATTGGCATACCGTCACTTCCAGGATCATACGCCGCCGTGTGGTAGGTGCCCCCTGGGGTGTACCCGGTGGTTTGGTCCATACTGGAGGTCCCCCATGCTCCGTCCCATCCGCCCTTGGTAGAGACAGGAGCACCGACAGACCCAGAGAGATTCCCCGAAACCCAATTTGCCACACCTATATCAGTATAGTTCTCCATATCCAAGCCGCCCCCCTCTGCCCAGGATTGCGAAACCGCTTGGACATTTAGGATGAGGTCTCTTGGAAGTGTATTGCCATGTTTGGCATTGAAAAGTTTAAGATAAAATCTGACGCTCCCGCTTGCGGGGATTGTGCCCGCAGTTCTATCTGCTTTTATTTCTCCAGTGGCTGTTCCAGAAACTGGGAACTGTATAAGAAGCCTTGAAAGTTCCACAGAACCCGAGCTTTCTTGACCAGTAAGGGAAAAAACCTCCAAGATATCTGCCGCTCCCATATTAGAACCAGTTCCTCTTGTAGTTAGGCTTGATTTATATGCATTGGTAATCGTCGTATCCGCAGTGGAAGAATATCTTTTAATGGACATTATCTAACCTCCCCTTTAATGTTTACATTAGGAAATTTTATCTCGTATATCATGTTTACAGGTATGAGAACCTGTGCGCCATCCGGGGTTGTGTTAAGAGGAATGCTATACTCGTTACTAGAATATACGCCTCCCGACTTTTGTCCTATTTGCACATCCATAACATCTAAAACACTGTCTAACTTATTAAGAACTTTGTATACGTCCCTAGTTTTAAACGGTTCCCCCATCTCAGGCAAGACAGAGAATTTTTCGTTTAACGCTTGTAGGCAATCCGTAAGAGTTCGTTCCGGTGTGTATTGTCTGTCTCCAGTTACAATGAAATCAATTTCTAAATTAATAATGTAGGCATCTAGTATATCAATTGTATCATTCAACATCTTATGCTGTTGAATCCATGTTTTTAGATTTTCTTTTATTGTCGTGTTGGTGGAAGTTAAATTGCCGTCAGCACCTTCACTTATTGTATACAAGTTTAAGTTTCTCTTTACAGAGTTTTGATCTTGATAAACGGAAACTCTTCTGATCGCCCCAAACTTCGGAGGCATCCTATAGCAAAGATTTACGTAGTCTCCTCTAGTGACCGCTCTTCCTTGGGATGCATATACTCCCAGGGCTCTTACTCTTATTTCATCGGCAGATATATCTTGGATATCTCCATTAATCGGTTCTTCATTATATATTTCAATACTATTTCTAGTTTCTTGAAGTTTGGTTCCATCCAGTCCCTCCTCCCCTAGAAAAAAGTAGTTCATCTTACCTGGGCTATTAACCCCACCCACCGGAGCATTAGAATCCGCAGTGTTATTCTTCCTATACACCACTCTCAAGGTTGTATTACTAGGCGCTATTCCTAATTTAGTATTTGATAACAGCTTTGTTGGGTCGAAGGTAGCAGTACTAATATACTTTTTACCGTATAAGCTAAAATTAACTTTCCCCGGATCAACCAAATCATCCGAATCTAGCTCAGACTCAGACCCGAACCCAAACTGTAAATAGGTATTATTATCATCTCTCTCAACAACAAACCTTCTAGGTACAACTACCGGCTTCATCAACTCCTTTACAAGCTGCCGGTCTGAGCCCGGATTTGGTACAGACCTATAAACAAAATCTTGTGTTAAGGAATCTACCTCATAGTACTGCCTCCCATGAGCGTCATAAACGGAGATTATTTCTGTTGTGTTTTCATCGTCTAGGGCTAATTTTAAGAACCTACTAAAGTCTCCTACCGAAATAGTTTTCAAAGCAAGCTCCCCGGAAACTACGTTCCCAGTGGCCTTTACGGCATATTTAAGAGGCTTCCCGGTAGAGGAATCAATCGTCGCAGGGTATGTAAGAGTGCTGTCATCAGCAAAATCTATATCATCGGCCAGTGTGAATGAGGAGCCACCTTGACCTCTCACTGTACTGCCTTTTAGTATCTTTGGCATGTAATCCGTATCAGGCCCAGAACCGACAGTCTTTGCGGGGACTAATAAGAAAAAAGAAACAAGCCCGGAAGAGGCGTAAGCCTTATCAAGCTTATACCCAAGTTGTCTTGCCAATCTGACAACATTATCGTAGTCGTTCGCACTATCTATGAAAGACTCATTGACCTGATAATCAAGGTAGAAAGAAAGCATGTCACCGACGTAAGCAACCGTATCGAGCATCAAAGAGCCGAATGAAGATTCATTAAAATCTTTGAAGTTTGTAGGATAATATCTCTTTGCATATTCTACAAGTGATTGCTTTATTGATTCAAAGTCTCTATTTGTGTAATTTATAGGATTATTTTTTTTTGCCATTACCATGTTCCTTCAAGCAAAAATAATTAGTTCAAATCGACATTTATTGTCATAAGGTCTTTTAAAGTTAAAGACTCAACAACATAAGAAACCTCTAGAGACAGGGCATTCTCCCCTGTCTCAAAAAATCTTACGTTCAATATTTTTATAAATGGCAAATAAATTTTTACCTGCTCTTTAATTTTAGCCTTTATATCGTTCCTGATGTTGGAGCCTTTATTCTCAAAAAGAAAGTTTTTCAACCCAACTCCATAGCTAGGGATCATCATTCTTTCGCCAGGCGCGGTAAGTAAAAGCATTTTCAAGTTCTGTCTCATGAGAGTCGCGTAGTCGCGTACTAAAGAGTACGGTCCGTCTTTTGCGTCAAATGTTAGCGGCAGTTTTGCTCCGAATCCAGGCATAGTGTGGCTCCTATAAGATAAATAGTTTATTAAACGTTATTATTAGCACTCTTCATCAGAATGATAACCTCCAGTAAGGGTGCCATCGAGAGGATCAAGAAGGCCAGTCAGAGAGAGACCCCAATAAGCCATACCGATAGGTGTTATGTGGAGCGGCTTGACGATTCCTGCCGCGTATAGTGCCCCGACCGGGAATAAAGGATATGGCAATAATGATATGATAAGTGGGAACATCGCTTGTGAGCTTCTCCAGTATCGCATAGTCTTATTATTGTAAAGGGAAGAAGCATCACCTCCAAAGGCGGC